GCCATAACTTTTTATTCCTTCCCGTCAGCATAAACGTGTCACATTGTGAAGAAGCTGTTAAAGCGAATCGTCATGGGCCATGGCGGCTTGGCGCAGGAATTTCTCCTGCTCCCCGTCGTCCATGTCTTCAAAACCTTTCGCGCCATTCAACTTCTCCCCGGTGAACCCACCCTGTACTGACGTTTTCTTTTCCAGTTTGTTATATTTTTGCTGTAGTTCAAGGAGCTTGGTAGCAGACTCTTCCGTGCTGCCCGACTTCAATTCCAGTCTCGCCATCTTCACTGCCATTTCCAGTCCATCAGGACTAGCCGTCAGTGACGGGTTATTCTGGAGCATCGCTTGTGCCTTTTGGGTAAGAGGATTGCTCATGTCATTCAGTTCTGGGACGCGCGTCATTAATTCCCGACGCTTCGCTTCCCACGCTTGTTGGTATTGGGCCTGAGAGACGTTCGCCTTGGCCTGATCCTCTGCCGCCCCAAGCTCCTTGGCTTTGGCGCGGGCGGATTGGGCATAGTCAGACTCACCTTCCTCATCAAACCCTTTCGCAGCTTCCTCGTAATCCTTGGCTGTATGGCCGTGTTCATCACGGTATCCCTGCTGGGCAATCATTCGCTGGCGTTCGTTTTCCAACTCCTGCGTCTGTTGCTGCAACTGGGCCTCAAGCTGCTTGTTCTGTTCCTTGGCCTCGTTTACACCAGTCCAAGACTTTTCCAGGCGAGCCTGATTCTTCGCATACTTGCTCTGCTTCTTGTCGGCAACCTTTTCGGGCTGCTCCTCTTTCAATGAACTACTAATTTCAGCGTCTTGATCTGGAGGGCTGACCTCTTCCTCTCCTTCCTCCTGCGGTAGCTCCGGTGGCGGAGTTTCCTCCACTTCCGGTTCTTCAGTTAGCACCTGCACTTCAGGTGTTTCACCCGCCTCCACAGCAGCATCATGCTCCTGTGCAGCGGCCAACAGTTGGTCGGCGGTTATGTCACCAGTTTCCTCTGCCATCAAACGCTCCTTTTGTTGAATGCTATCCTCGTCCTGCCCGCGCATTCATGGGGCAGACCGTGCTGTGGGGTCTTAACTCAACGAACGCTCGACCCCAATGTCGTCCGTTGTAAATTCCTCTATTGGCTCAATTTCCCTCGCCAGAGTTTCCAGCGTATGAACCGTGGTTCTCATACCGTTTGCATAACCTGCCTCTATTTGCAAGTTCTTTGTGTCACATTGTGAGACTACGTGCGCGTTTTGTCGCAGAACCATGTTCAACAAAATCGCCCTCAACTTTTTTCCTGCCCGACTGGAAAGAAACTGGCGTAGTGCAGTGGAATCATCCACGCGCCATTCCGGCTCGTCCACCCAAGGCAGATTCCCAGATAGACGCCAAGCCATGCGAATAAATTTCAAAAATCTTCCCACTGCCCTCTATTCCCCTTTTCTCCTTATCCTTAATATTTTCTTTCTTGTGGGATGCTGCGCCCCACCTTTTAGCGGCATTTTCCAAAGGAGGCGTTCTGCGTTCTCTTTGGTTTGGTCAAAGTCAGGGTGTTCGTCTTGCAACACCGCCATGTAATACAACACATCCTCATCGTAAGAATCCCTCAACTGACGGCCCGATTTGGTTGGCAGTTCCAATACCATCTTGGCAAAGGCTTCTGCCGCACTTTTCGGCAATTCGGCATCCTTGATGTCGGTGACTGATGGATATGCGTTAGAGCTAACTGGAAGCTTCGTGGACTCCCTTAACTCTGGAGCCTCCTCCCTCGGCAGTCCATACATTCCTCCAGAATAAACCGTTGGCCCCTCAATAACGTGGTAGCCGCCGTCATGCTTACCAAGCGGAAACGCTCTGTTTTCTTCTTTTTTTGACCGATCTTCTCGCCTCTTTTTTGCGCCAGACGGATCAAAAAAATCCCTAACGTAGCCGGGTTCTCTCTGAACCGCTGGCTTCTTCTCCGATGGTGGGGCCACAAAGCCCTTGGTTGGGTCTGTGTTGGGTGGTTCATCCTTTGCCGGTGCTAACCCCGGAACCCTTAACTCTATCACTCTCCGTTTCTTATCTGCCATAATTAATAATCTCCCTGTTGAACCACTGCTTCCGTCTCCTCAATCGCTTGAGCTTCAGGAGCCGGAACCTGTCCCGTGATGGCTTGCATCTCCATGGCTTCCTGCTCCTTCTTGTCCGGCATGAAACCTAGCTGCATAAGGTACTCCTCCACATCCTTCCGCAAGGCCCGCGCATTATTCGTGTCCACCTGCTCATAGGCATTGAGTAATTCGCCCAGCCTTGAGCTAATAGCCTGTTGCCCCTGCGGTGGAACCTGCATCCCGCTCTGCCGGGTTTTCTCAAGGAACTGCATCAGTACCCCGATCCTTACCCGCGCATCCTGACCGCCCTCCACCGGAATCATCTCGCCCAGCATCAACGCAGGAATAATCTTCTTCTCATCGGATACCTCGTTGCCTTCCTTCTCGTTCGGGTCTTGGATAAGTCGCGGTATCAAGGACGGGTCTTCCAGTTCAAGAATGCTCTTGTCCAGTTCAACCTGGTTAATCCATGGGCTGTTCATAAACAACTGCTTCCGTTGCACCGCCTTGTTGAGCAGCATGGCTTTGCTCACCATATCCATGCCCCCACGCGGTTCAATCTGGTACTCGTCGTGCAACGCAACCGGATCAAGCATCAGGCTGTCCTCAAGGAAACGGAACTGTAAATCTTCCCCGTCAAACTGAATCAATAGTTCCCAAGCCTGACGATACAACGTCCCCAGTGCCTGACGGAAAAGGCGCAGTCGCAAGTCCATGTTCTGCTGGGACTGGGCATTGATGGATTCAATCTCCGTGGCCGTGCGCCTGTCCTGCGATGCCATCACCTGATTGATTCCATAATCGGGAACCGTCACGCGCTGTTCAGCCACTGACTGTGTTCGCATCAGTTCCTTGTCAAAATCTATCGGGGGTTGCGGCATGGGAACCGGCGCAATTCCAAAGGGCAAAATCTGTCCCGGTTTCATCCGCAGATTAACCGAGTTGGGCAGGTCACGTTCAGCCCTGAAGAGCGGCTGGTTGAACAACGTGGCGCAGTCCATCTTTTCATTCCAAATCTTGTTCAGGCTGACCTCAAAGGTTCCCAACATCTCACACACGCCACGCGGNCTGTACCACCCGCCATCGGTGATCTCATACTCACAGGAGGCAAACGGAGGTTGCCCGTGGTCGTATGGTACAGCCATGGTATCGCGCAGCTTGGTTTCAGGTGACTGCGGTGAGAAGGTTTCAATCTGCCATTCCCCGTCCTTTTCNTTCCGCGTGTAAACCTCCCAAACTATGATCTGATCGCGATCACGGCTAAAGGTTAACCCCTCGCGGATTTCCTTCCGGTTACGGAGATTATTGCTGATCCCCTCGTTATCCTCCACACCTCCCCGAATCTTGTTAATGACCGCCTTGGATGTGTCATAGATACCGGCGCGTTTATACGCCGCCTCGCTCATTGGCAACACGTGTGCCACCCTGTCGGCTCCGTCCACCCCCTTCGTCCAAGGCGGAACAATCACAAAGAGCGGGTCTATCGCCTGAAATTCCACTCGCCGCTTGTCCGGGTTCCAAAACACCTTCAGCACCCCGCGACCNCCCATCAGCATATGGTCAATCCAACTCATCACTTCCGTGGCGTAGTTGCTCTNCTCATGGAGCTTATAGGAAAACCATTGTTCAGCCGCCGTGGTGAATCCCGCCAACTGACTTCGCATGGGAACAAACGTAGCCAGTACCTCAAGCCCCATGGCTTGTTGAAAGAACCCCGGCTTCAACTTGTTGATGGTGGTATCTATTAACGGGAAATGCATATCAGCCGCGTTAGGCCAAGGCTTGTGTTTCCGCTTCAGACCGTTGTTACGCATCTGATACCACAACGCCTGTCGCGTCTCCCATTCCACGCGGGACTTGATGTCATCCGCCACCAAGTTGTAAATCTTCTCGCTCATCTAAATATCTACTTTTTGTCTTCCATCCTCTTGAACATTTCTTGAGAGGTGATTTTTCCCTGCTCCCAAAGTTTAACTGTCGCATCGTTCCGATCCGATTTGCTTCTGATGGCTTCCTCTTCTTTCAGGATTCCGCTCTTCGCTTTTCTCGCGGCAGTAACAATGGCAGGAGTCTTCCCCTTGAGTCTCCACTGGCGCACCGCTTCGCGCTCCTTCGTTTCAGCATAGGTGGGTGGTAAATTAAATCCCTTATTCTTTGGCATGATCTTTCCCTTCAGTTAGTCGCTCATATTCCCCCGATTTTGACTGACAAATCTTTTTGTCGCTCAATGCTGATCGTCAACCTTTACGCGCCATGTTCCTGAATGTCCGGGCCAAGACCGCCTGTTTCTTCGTTTTCGCGCTTGCCTTGGAACCCGGTTTCAGGACTTGTTTCACATACTGCCCGACAGACTTATCTGCTGCCTTGGCTTTCCTTGTGAATGCCCCCTTCTTAATGTTCGCATTTTGAATCCAGTTACCTGCCATTTATCTTCCCCTTCCACGGTTGCGACCACGCGGCTCAATCTTCCCGGCCTTAATATCCGCCTTGGTCGGCACAGTATATCCCTGTGGAGTTATGTTCCCCCGCTTAACCTTTTTCTCCTTAACAACCTTCATTCAATCCCCCGTAACACAATGTGACACCACTGGCAAATAAATAATTCATATTACCATCCAACCTCCATCCCCGGCGGGACAGACATTGAATCAGCTATAGCCTCCGCTTCATCATACAACTCGCCCAGTGATGGACGGCTAATACTCTCATAATATTCCCAAGACCCGCCTATCCCGCCTCCACAAGCTATGCACCCCAACACCGCGTCAGCCCTGTCAGGACTAGCCAATCCACGCGCCTTCATGCGATCCTTCGGTTCCACTCCCAGCTTGCCTGACCGACCCACATCGCTCCTCCTGGTAATCATCTGTTGATGCAACAATCCATCATCAAACAAACGCACATCCTGCCGCTCAATAGCTCTAGCTGCCTGATGCCAAATCTCTGCCCCCCGATTAGTATACCTAGGATCAAAAGGTTTCCCCCCAAAGTTTACCCGATGGATGTCAAACCCCGCTTCCATCAAGGCATCGCACATCGGTAATCCCAAACCGCCTTCATCTCCATACACCTCATCCCCCACCACCCCATGAATATCAAACAACTGCAATAACCTACCTATACTCTTGTTCGTGTCCCGATCCTTCCAACACTCCATCACTGTCACCTCATTGCCCACTCGCAAAGCAAACACACACTCATCACCTCCTGCTGCGAAATCCACAAACGCACACTTCATCCCATCCTTACGCTCAGGCGGTTCCTTCAAACATTTCTCCAAGTCCTTCAACATCAACACCACACCCTCATCACTGTCATCCATGAACTCGCCATAGATCATACTCCGAATCAAAGGGCTGCTCTCTCCATAAGTCGCAATCTGTTCGCTAATCCAGTCCTTCGTCAAATGGGGACAGTCATAGGCCGTCACAGTAAATGTCTCCCAACGCTCCCGTTGTTTAGTGAACGCGTCATAAAAGAAACCCGTAGCCGCTCCCGGACTGCTCATCATCAATAACCGACTAGGCTGACACCGCTCAACCGCATGGAAAATCTCATCATCATGGATACCCTTCGCTTCATCCACAATAAACAAAAGATTGTTACTCTCCCCCTGCCTATGCCAACCCTCCGCCTTGTGCGGGTCACTAGCACTAAACCCAATCGCCCGCGCCCCATTCACAAACCTCAACCCACTCTGCGTAACCTCAAACCCCTCACCCGCCGTCAATTGCTGCACATACCTCTTCAACGTAGGCCACAAAGCAGCTTCCACCTGACGATAAACTCCAGCAGTACACACCACCAAGCTATCAGGAAAACTAATCACATGCCACAACACCGCTATCGCCGCCACCATACTAGTCTTCCCACTACCATTCGCCGCTTTCAACGCCACACGACTCTCACGATAATTCAATTCCTTCAACACATCCACCTGCCAAGGATACAAGTCCATGTCCAGATACGTCTTCGCAAACCAATGCAAGTCAGAACGCTTTGACCGAGCCAGTTCACTCTCCTTACCTTTCCGGTTCCTTGATCCTTTCGGACGACCCGCCTTCTTGGCCGCAGGTTTACTTGTAACGGGCTTTGATGACTTCTTCATGCTATCTCCCACCTGAATTTCTGTTGGCCGTATATCGGTTGCCATTCACGCACCTTGCCGTCTCGCTTGCTCTTACGGCCCCAAGCATCATGCGGCTTTACCTCCGCGACTATCCGCCATCCCGATCCACGCAAACTCGCACCACTCTCATCCTGCAATGTATAAGTCACCAACCTGTCACCACCCATCGCCCTCCACGCTCGCCAACACGCGCCATACAACTTTGAATTGGAATTCCTCGGGGCCTTCCCATTCACACAAACCCGCAACACCTCCGCAGTTCCTCGCACCATGAACGTAGCCGATAACGGATTGCCCACTATCGCTACCCCAACCAGTTCGCCTTCCTCCAAACCAATCGCAAACTTCCCACCATTCCTAACCGTCCTCCCGTTGTGCCGATGAAACGACTCAACGAAATCATTAGCCTCACGCAATGTTACCGGAACAATAGTCATATGCTTTTTTGTTTAGGGCTATTGGATGGAGGGGGGAGCAACAGCAAGCGCAGCAGGGGGGGGTGGTGGTGGTGGGCGTGGGTCGCTGATGACGGGGAATTCCCTGCACATTGGTTTTGGGAACCACTGTTGAGTAAGCAGGCAAGCGTCAAATCTCCACAGTGGCTTGCTTGGTGGCTTCCTTGGTCTTGCCGGTTACATTCTGAACCAAGGTTAACAGCACAGAACCCGTTGAACTGTTGCCGGTTCCGTTGGTTTGCGTACGCTGTGCGTATTCCATGCCATTGCACCGTTCCAGTAGCCATGCGGCAGCTTGCCAGTTCCTTTCCGCGTGCTTGTGGATTAAAGAGAGGTTCTTTTTAACTCCACTCTCTTTTGCCAAAGAGAGGGCAACAGCAGCACCTTCCGTTCTCTTGAGAATGCGATTGAACACGCTTTCATTCAATCCTAGCAAGCTTGCAACCCTTGCTTGTGGATAGCCCAAGGCTAGTGCTTCACAAGCTTCTGTGACCATTTCAGGAGTCAATTTGCGTATGGCTGGTTTACGGCCAACCTTCTTCACACTTGGCGGGCGTTTGTTTGTGATCTTAACAGCCATAATAAAAGCGCGTTACGTTTTAGCTAATAGGGACGGGGAAGAAAAGCCAATTATTCAAAGCAATGAATTCTCACAAGCACATCCCATGCCAATTGTGACACATCGTGTTAAATAAAGTTTACGAATTAATTTGCATTTGTACGCATTTGCACCGACGCTCTCTGTGTTGGCACGGTGCCAGCAAAAGACTAGGAAAGTTAGCTAGGAAACAAATCAATATGACACAAATTGAAACTACCACCTATAAACTGCCAGCCTATTGGGCAAGCTACCTAATCAATGGAGACGCAAGCGGATTGGAGGAAAGCGAATTGCAAACGGTGGATTCATTCTTGCAAGCAAACAAAGACCCAAACTTTGTTGATTGTGGTGAGCAATACTTTTCATGGACAAATGACGCCACCACATTAGGCGGAGACGTTTGCGACTATGTAGCGCACATAATAAGAAATTAATCCCATTGTGCAGATACCAGGAAACTGGTGTTTGCCTTGTGCGATTAGTAAACCAATAGACTAGGATAAAAAAATGAAATATACCCCACAAATACTGCCGCGAAGGGATTCCCTTGGTAACTTAATAAATGTTGGCATCCTATTTGATGACCAATCCAAAACCTATGTTGGAGAAATCCGCACGGGCAAAAAGATAAGGATGGTATCGGGCGCAATGCGAAAACCTGTTGTCGCAACAGGTGAAGCAAACACGCCAGACGGTGCAGCCGATGACGCATTGAGAAACTTCTTTTCAGGCAAATAACCAAACTCACAAAATGAATAAAGATTATCAAATTGCCCTTACCAAGAAAACGAAAACTCCCGTGAATATATTTGATCCTGATTTACAGAATGAGAATCAACCAATAAACGCGGCGAGCTTTTATTTTGATTGGCTCAATAATTATCTCACGGTTGCGCGGATTGCTGAAGATTATCAGATCAGCGAAAAACGTGCCGAATGGTTAATTGAATACGGGCGGCTAGTTTGGAGCAGAAAACAGTTTGCAAAATAATCCTACACTCCGCCCTTGCAACTTGCGAGGGCGGCAATGTGGGATTACCACAAACCTAGCCAGGTAAAGTGCCTTGGATGCCCGATTGGCTAGGATAAGAACAAACGGGCAAACGTGGGTTAACACGCCCAAGGCGGAGACTAGGAAACATGAAAGCAAAACAAAAACAAGCAAAAGAAGTGCTTGCCATATATGTGGAAGGCGAGCGGCATATTGAAAGCTACATAAAACCGGACGGCTTTGTTGCCTACCAAGACAACCCCACAACGCCGGACGCATACCTTGCCAGCCATCCGGGGGCAATTATTCTGCCGCTTGACGACGCGGTAAAGAAAATCCGCACGCTTGACCACGCAGAATATTGCAAACCGTGGGTGGAAATTAGCAAGGAAACTTGGTGGGATATGTTGGAAGTTTTGCCGCCTGAAAAATGGCAAACCGTGGGCGGCGTGGAAATGTTCCGGATGTGCGAATATACTTGCGGGAATATCACCGGCCATTATGCGCGAATTAGTGAGCGATACTTTTCCGCTGATCGTGAAGCGGGAAACAACTTTGACGAATTAGCCATTGAAGTATTGGAAACAGCAGGAAAAGAGGTGAACGCATGAGCCGCACTAAATACGATTGGACGCGGGTTAATAGCGATATAAACGGCAACCCGCGTTTTGTGATTCATTTCCTAAATCTTGCTGATAATTACCCGGACGCGGTAAAGCTGGCAAACAAGATCGGCGGCAGGAAATACCATACAAAAGGGTACGGCGGCGGCGTTGTTTTCCAAAGCTACAGCTTGCCCAATACAGAAATGCACATTGACCGCGTGAAACGGGACGCGATACAGCCGGAAACGCTGGCGGCATTGGAAAAGCTCACAGCATTAGCCGCGAGCCAATTAGACCAAAGCGCAACGCATGACGGGCTTGAAAATTGCAAAGGCTTGGCGGATGCGCGGCGAGCCATTGCCAACGCTAAAGGGGGGAAAGAATGATTGCACCACAGCAACAACTAGCCACAGACCCCCGCCATATCCGCGCAAGGTTTGCCGGGTATTGTGCGGAAACACGCTTGCGTATTCACGCGGGCGATTGGATTATCTACCATCCCTTAACCAATGACGTTTATTGCGCGTACTCGCTCGCGTATAAACAATTTGAGAATGCAAAATATTATCAATTAACACATTAAAATTATGAAAAACACAAAGACAAAAAAAACAGAGTGGAACGAAAAAACGGACAAGCACAAAAAGATTGACTTGGAAAACCTGAAAACAGAAATCCGAAAGGGGGTTGCCGAAATGAAAAACGGCATTGATTCCTTGGAGGAAATGAATGATATGTGGATGAGCGAATCCCGCACCCTAATGTCCGGTTATTATGGCATAAATCGCGCCATTGAGCAACTGGATCAAACGCACGTTTGGGATGGTGAATGGGATGATATGCCGGACGAAATCCTTGAAGTGGCAACCCACATGAACGCGTACCAAGGGAAGTGAAACACTTGGGCAACTAGCTTGCCCATTCCTAGCGGGGTCACTGGCGAAAGCTGGTGGCCCCTTTCCTTTGACCTGCACGACTTGCACGACCTCCACGCGTGGGAGTCATGGGAGTCTTAACCCGTGGATTGCCCTTTCGCGGGCTAATACGTGTGCGTACTGTCAAGTCACAAACAGGGTCAATTCTCGTTACAACCTAAAAGCCTCTAAATCGCGCCTGTACACCTCCCAAGCTACAATGTGACACAACCCACCACAAAAGACCGTCAGCACCCCTTTACGGGCCACTACGGGCTATTCTGGTGAGACTTCAGCTTGCCTTTTTCCCTCGCGCCAGCAGTTCTGCAATGCCTTCAATCCCCGGCGGGAGGGAGGCTTGCTGTTGCTCGCGTGGTGAGAAGCTCATCAGCGTGGATTTGATTTCCCTTTCCTGCTCGCGTAGTTCTCGCAAGCGATTAGGATCATCCTCGCGGCTCCAGCTAATCACATCGCCGGTAGCATCTAGGCATCTGCCATTGAGGATGGATTTGATTTCATCGGCTATGAGTTTCTGCGCGTGTTCAAGGCCAATTCTGTCGGCTGTTCCAAGGGGGGAAGGGGGGTTTAAAGGTATAGCTTTGACTTTGACTTTAACTGGCATAGCGGTCGCATTGCGATTCACCTTGCGATCGCTATCCGGTTTCCAACGTGCCTCTGCTCCCTTTTTCCCTGCTTTTGTGAGCTTTTTGCGGTTCTCCATGACCTCTTCCCTCACTTCTTCCATCCTTTTGTGCCTGTACCTTCCAGACTCATCTAAATAAAATCTTTCCAATGCGGCTTTAAGCTCTATGCGATCGCATCCGGCTAGTCTGGCGAGCTTTGCCTTGTCAGAAGTCAGTCCATCATCAATCCACGCATGGCACAAAAGGCTGATGTAAGCTCCACGCTCGGCGGCACTCATCACCATGGTGGAGGCGATGAAATCATTCACGTAGAGGGGCATTTTAAAGAGTTTATCTTTCATTCAGAGGTCTCCATTCAATGTGTTCAAGGGGGCAAAGGTAAAAGATTTGGGTCATGTTAGTGTACCGGCGGTCTGTGATGGTCTTTTTACGCCAATATGGGCGTGTTTTGCAGTACACAATAGCCGCGTGGGTCTGTTGTTTGTTCAAAATCATGTATGCGTAGGGCTTTGGCTTGGCACGGTCATAGGTTTTGGCCGCACACACGATAAAATCCTCTCCAAAGGGCCAATTTGAGGCATTAGTGAACTCTGCTGTGAGTCCTTTGACCTCTATACGCTGCTGAATGAACAAATCACCGTCATCCATGCAATTATGGCGGTCTTCCCAGTCCTTACACTTGAACATGGGCGCAATGGCGACTTGCATACCCTTGGCGTAAAGGTATTTCGCGCACTTAAAGACCGCCTCAGCACTTTGATCCAAGCTGTCAACGAACTTCTGATGTTCTCTCAATTCATCTGTCATGCTGTCATTTACTAATCATGTATAAGAGCCAGACCAGTGCAAGCACCAGCAGGAGGTCAATTACTAGTCGCCAATCTTTGTTTCTCATCTTTGGGCCTCTCTTCTTCTTCTTCTTTCGTTTCCTTGGCGTCCTTGAGAGCTTCTTTATTTTCTTTGACCCCCACCGAACGTCCACGCCTTCTTGCGTTTCTTTGTTAATTCCTCTTTTAGCCATTCATCCCTACTCCTGGTTATTCCGATCAGCACACTATCCACTTCACTCCTGCTTGCATGAGGGTCTGCGAGCATCTTGCGAGCTATGTTCTCCCATTCCTCAAGTGTCGCGCTTTTCTTCATCTTCCTTCCGAACCCAGCCAAGGCTTTCAAGCTGATAGGACAGGTCTTTAAGCGTCATTCTCTCGTTAGAGGGGTCTTCGTATTCATTAGCGTTCTCTGGCTTCATCACTTTAGCCATCCAATCCGCCACCTCCCGCATTTCCTGAAATATGTTTATGGCGACATACGTGCCATGGTAAGCCATCCTGAATTTGCCAACCACTTCCGGCACTTGTTCCACCAATAGCTTGCCCTCTCGCGTATTCCATTCATTCACCAACTCCTCTGGAAGCGGATCGCTTAAATGGCAACACCCATCAAGGCATCCGATGGTGAAAGAATCTGCATTCTTGTCGTCTCCTTCCCAGAAGTCTGTTTCAGGTTTGCCCCCGCAAAACGGGCAGGGCAGTAAGTCTACTTCGGCTATGTTTATTCTTGTTTCTTTACTCATCCTCTTCCCTTTCTCCGTACCCACATTCATGGCAAGCGAGCATATTGCTGCTGCCCGATTCAAACCATCGCATTGTCCCGCACTCCGGGCATTTGTTGACCGGCTCATCGTGAAGCTCGTCCTCACTAAAATCGTATTCAGTCATTCCACTTCAATCACCGTTTTTTCCTCTTTCCGCGTTTTGACTTTGACTTGGAAGATTTCAAGCCGGATGTCTTTTTCCCTGTCGTCTTTGATGACTTTCGCTTTCCTGATCGCGTCAATCGCGTATTTGCAGCCTCCAGCAAGGTTGTCAGGGTCAAGGAGTCTGCATCTGTAGGAAGTAATGCGTACCAGATTTCTTTGAAGATATCCTCCTTCAGCTTCTTCCTCGCCCACGGCCCCAATGCTAATAGCCGGTTGAGGCTTGGGATGGGCTGCTTGACCACTATCCTTATCGCCATTCAAGCTACCTCCCTGACCTGCGCCTTGGGCAACTTCGGCTCAATCTTCAGCACTTCCGCCACATCTTCCATCATCGGGCGCAAGTCCCAATCGCGTGCGTACATGAGTTTGTAAGCGATTTGTTTCAGCCCATGGATGACAGTGGCATGGTTCACCCCTTTGCCCCACCTACGGCCTATTACGGCGCATTGAAGGCCCATGTGGCAATGGATGTAATGCCAGCATATCCACCGTGCTTCCACAGCTTCATCTGTTCGGAGTCTGGACATCATGGTTTGCTCGCTGACGCCAGTGACCTTTGCCACAGCTTTGACAATCTCTGCGATCTGTTCCTGTTTCGTTTTTGTTTTCATATTCTTTTTAGTATTTCATAAGCTACTTGTGGGACGATGGCGTTTCCGAGGGCTTTAAGTCTGTGTGTCCGAGAGGGTATCCCATGAGCCACTCGACCCACGTTGGGTTCAACGCTCCATTGGTTGTCTCGCCCATCGCAGCTAGAGTTCTCCCCAGTGTGTCCTGTGTCGCTGTTCCGTCCTTCTTTCTGTCGTAAGGTTTGCGACCATCCTTCCAATCTCGACTTGTTGGCGTGGGCCACATCCTGTTGGGGTCGTCCCGTTGTCTGTTTATTTCCGCTGATAGACTGTCGTAACGAATCTTGTCGTTCCAGTGGGTGTTCGCATCGGATGCTGTCGGCGTGGGCAAGTATCCACACCCTGTCTCGTCTGTGCGGGGCGTTGAGGGAGCAAGCTGGAAGTACAACCGTCCCCGTGGAGTACCCTTCGCCTTCCAGTTGAGAAAGCACATCGTCGAGTGCCATGTTGATGAGGCCAGCAACATTCTCTGCAAGCACGAAATCGGGTCTTGCTTCTTTAATAACTCTGAACATTTCAGGCCAGAGCGCACGGTCATCCTCCTCGCCTCGTCGCTCCCCGGCTTGACTGAAAGGTTGGCAAGGAAATCCGCCTGTGAGGAGGTCGGCCCCTCGCCATCTTGTGCCGTCAAACTCTCGGATGTCTTTGATGATTGGGACGGTGGGCCAATGTCGCTTGAGGACTCTGGTGGCGTAGGGGTCGGACTCGCAGAACACGCTGGTGGAAAACCCGGCAGCATTGCTTGCAAGGGCGAATCCTCCGATCCCGCTGAAGAGATCAATGTGTTTTCGTCGTTCATTCACTTGTTAAAAGCACCGACACGCAACGTGGGTTTTTGAATAGCCGGAGTGGATGCACCCCGCCTAGCTAGGAGGCGAACCCAGTAGACCGCTGCGTGCCGGTTAAATTTCATAGTTAATCTCTCTCAGCTTCTCCCGCAGTGGAGCTATCCCCTCCAGAGCGGCAAAGAAGTTCTTCCACACTTGGGCGACTTGTTTGGGTTGGTAAGCCTTCAGCATCTCCGCCTTGAGGGTGACTTTAATTTCCTCTATCAGCTTATTGACTTGCGGAGGGTCATGGCGGTTAGGGTTGGCAAGGCTCTTGACCAGCTGGGTATCCTGGAATGTGAGGTGATCCCAAGTTTCAGGGTACGCCTCCACCCAACTTGTTCGCCCATCTCCCCAACTAGGTTCGGGAGGGGAGTACCCCAGCACTCCATCAGTCGGCTTGTATCTTGCCCTTGAGGACTTGCCCTTGCGGCTCGCGGCCTGTTCCTTCCGGTACGACCTAGCATCTCTTTCAATCTCACGCCTAACCCAACGCCAGTTTACATATTCACGCCCAACCCCATGCGCCTTCTCCCTCCGCAACTCCTCCTTCTCCGTGAGCCGCAAAAGTTCTCGCTCGGTATAGTTCGGCAGCACCTTTACGATCTCCTGATGCTTGTAGGCTCCCGTCCGGTTGGCATCCTTGAGCGTCTCCGCATCATCCACCGGAAAGAAGTCCCTTACCCAGTGCGAGTTGCACCGGATGAACGGGTCAAGCTGCATAAAACCGTAACTGTCAATAACCCCTGACATTAAAACGGTACATCATCCTCTTCGGCTTTGGGGGCTGGTAGGCTTTGCTCCACAGGCGTGGGCGGCTCTCCTTCTTCAAGACTCTCAATCAAAGTGCTGAACGCTTTCTTGGAGTCGGCCTCGGACATGGGCTTCTTTGAGTAATCCTTGAAATCCTCTATGGAACCGGAGATGGAGAAGCCTTCGGAGCCGAGCGTGCCGTTGATCCAAAAGGATATACTCTTGAGGTTGCCCCCATCGTTCCACAGTCCCTTAAAGTCTGGGTAGGTTGGTTTCTCAATCTTCTTCTCTACCTGTTGGTAGATGCTGAAGCGGCCCGGTTGTAACTTTCTTTTTTCTTCCATAATTATTCTTTCACTAATCTTGGTTGGTCTGTTGTTGTTTCAATTAAATCCTCCAATGAATCGGCCACAGCCTTGTACGCCTCGCTCTTCTTCTTGCCAGTGGTAGCCACTACCCCGCTTTCAATTTGGGGAACAGATACCTTCACGGCTTTGAGAAAGTCTTCTTGGGAGATGAGCTTGTCTTCGCGCAATCGGTTGAAAGCCTCTTGGCTATCTGTGATCTTCCTGCGCTTCCTTCCCTCGGCAATCTTATAGCCAGGAATTGAGTAAGGATCATTGTCCAGCGTCTCCCGAGCCTTCTTCTCAATCTCAGGGATGAGCTTCTTGGCTACACCAACATAATCCAGTAGCTCCGCGAATCTTGTGGGGTCGCTTAACTCTGTGACCTGCACCAGCGTGAGCATGGCTCCCATTGCTTCGGGGCATTGGGTCTTGTACTTGCACCACTTGCATTGCTTCTCCCCAGCGAACCTTCGCGCCGAGGGCGTTAGGGCAAGCTCAAGGATATTCAAAATCAATTCCTTGCCGTCCCGCAACTGCTTGGCGTTGAAGGTTGCCACCTCCACAGGCTCCCGCGTCTGAAGGATGGCGGCATGAATCTTGCGCACCTTGGGAAAGTTCGCCTTGAGCAGCACGGCGAGAGCCAGTAGCTGAAGGTTGCGTCTGCTGGGCGTCACCTCTCCACGACCTGTCTTGTAGTCCACAATCAAAGCGGTTGAACCTTGAATGGTGATTTGGTCAGCCATGCCGCTGTAGTTGAGTTGAGCAGGAGTGGCTGGGGGCGAGAGCCAAAGGCGATGCTCTTTCATCACCGTAATGACTTTCTTTGCGCGAGGGAAAACCTCGGCTTCCAAAAGCTCACGCTTGGCTTCCAGTTCATCAGCAATATCCTGCTCGGCAACATCCAGTATTATTTCCTGCTTGCCTTCCAAGTAGCTATGGATGCGGATGCCTTTCACGGCATCAAAGCTCATCTGATCCTCTTTGATGTCTTTCTGTGCCGTGAAGGCTCCGGGGCAGAGGCTCAAGTTCTCAATCGCGGAAGCACTTGGCCAACCACCTCGGAGATCGCCGTTACTGCTCACGGCGATGCCTCCTCGGCAACCTTCACGGCATCTTCTGTAAACATATCTGAATGGGTGGCAGTAGCACGCTGGGGCTTGTTGAACTTGAATTGGGTGTCATCCGATTCAAACGCCTCGCGGATCTCTCCATCCATGGGGAGCCATTTTGACAGGCGGCGAAAGGCGGTTTTCTTGGCCATCTCATTCCAATCCGTTACCCAAGGGCCGCTCTTGCCAGCCTTGCTCCGATTGCGGATTGCTTCCACTTCGGCCTTGCTCATCACCTCGCATTTCTCCGTACCGTCTTTAAAGCGACAGAGGGCATAGCAACCTACCAACTCCCCTCTATCTTCGCCCAGATCGTATTTGTGGGCCTTTAATTCGCCCCGATCATACTCAAAATCGTCATTGGCATAGATTACGTCTGCATGGATGTAACTTATGTTACCCGAACGCATGACCAATTCAACGATGCCTTTGTAGTCAATTATCAACTGGCATTGGTTGCCGTAGGGGATGAGGTGGGCGCGGCGACCATCCGGCTCAATGCCGTGCTGACTGCAAGTCATTAGGGCTTGCAACACACTAGCCGGATCGCACTCGCCCAGCTTGGGTGTCTTTAGTAGTGTTGTAAGGGCTACCCTCGCCATTCTGTCTGGCGTGAGGTGCTTTGGTAATGCAAGGGCCATCTGCTCCTTGAACTTGTCGCTGCCGATCAAGTCTTGCAGCTTCTTCGTACTCTTTGTTAGTGCTTGTGTCATAAGATTTATAAATAGTTTTGGCGGGTTACATTTAGCATATGAGTTTCGTAAGGTCTTGGGTGGCGAATGCCCCACTCTGGAAAGGCGAGGCACATGAATTTCTCAATCGCAAGAGCATCCGGCGCACACTCCGCGCAAATCATTCGCTCAATGGCTGCATCTCCCGTGACCACCACAGAGTCGTAGTCCTCGCAAATATAGCAGTAGCCTCCCCTGGGCGGCTCTAGCTTAACGAGTTGCACGCTCATCTTTGGATTTTTTCTTGGCATTCTTTTTTAGTTTCTGCAAAAGGAGTTTGTCAATGTCCGATGCACGGAATCGCAGAGTGGCAGTCTCGCCATCTCCAAACTTGAAAGCATCCAGCTTGTCAGCATGAACCCATCGTCGGATCGTGCAGTGGTGTACGCCGATGATCGCCGCCACATCGTGAATGGAAAGGAGGGTGGAGATTTCCAAGTCCTCGCCATCTTGCATGATGACCCCGCTCTTATATTCATAGGTGAAATCGGTGGTCATCGTCCTTCCTCAAATTTAACGATGTCAGCCAAGCGGAAGCGGAGTGTCCGGTAGCCTATCTTCCTCGCTTTGATTTTCCCTTTCCTAACCCAACGCCGAATTGTTTCGGGCGTCACCTCAAATCTCTCTGCAACTTGGTCAACGGTTAGCATCATGCGAACCCCAAGTATGCCCCTGAAGTCATCCGGGCAAAGAAAAAGCTGTGAGCGTTAAACTCACAGCTTATTCACCGCTTGTTGATATGTCTGGCTAGGGGAATATATTCCAGAAATCCTTTGCCATGGGAGGAGTAATCGCGCTGCCGATGTAATGAGTGAACAGGGTGGTGGTATTAATGGAATGCCCCATTGCAGTCTTCAAATCCGTCTCGTGGCGGAAGTGCTTGAGGTGGCACGATGCAAAGGTGTGGCGCATTATGTCGGACTCATCCTTGCCCCATGTTACGCCTGAAATGTATTTAATCCTGTCCCTCCGGCGGCGTATGTTTCGCATGGCTGGCAAGTCTCCACCTAGCTCAAGCCACGCCTTCGCATTGTCTTGTAAGGGGATTTCCCTTTTCTCCCGCGTCTTTGATCCGCCTCTTGAAATGTAAACGGCGTTTGCCTCCAAACATACGTAGCTCGGCAGGTTCTTCCACTGCTTGGCGGGGAACTCATGCCGCCAATGCACGGAAGCAATTTCATTGGGGCGCACTCCGCAAAAGATTCCAAGAGCGTAGTACGGGAGAAGCTCTGGATCATGCTCTCGGCATACTTCAAATATCTTACGCACATCGTCGGGAAAGAATACGGCCACATCTTCCTTGCCTTGATAGGCTCCGAACTCCTCCTTGCAGTTAATCTTGGCAACCGGATTGTCCCGCCGGTAGTCCTCGCGCTTCACCCACGCAAAGAATTGATGTAGCTGATTCCGGCGTAGCCGCTTTGTGTTGTTCCCCCATCCATTGTGATTGAGGTACTCCAAAACGAACTGGTCGGTAACATCCCTTACCTTCACATCCTGGTAGCCGTAAAACCCCTGCACGGCATAGAGAAGGCATTCAATGCTTTTTTCCCGTAAGCCCTTCTTGACCAGCGAATCGCGAAAGTCCCAGTACAGTTCACTCACCGGCACATCATCCTTTAGGGCCGAATCGGTATCCTTCTCTTTTAAAATCTGAAGGACATCAAATAGGGAACAATCCATCTCACGCGATAGCTTGGCGATCCTGCTCAAGTCCATGCGCTGCTCGCTGGACAGGTCAGCAATGGATGCGCCGTAGGTTGACAATTCCTTTTCCCGATCTGTAACAAACTTCTCGGCCTCGGCCCTGCTGGCAAACCACCTCTTTTTCCTTTTTCCCTTAACAGTAAAAGTGGCGCGGTATTGCTTTGTTCCTTCGGGCTTCTTGGGGTCTTTTATTATATTCATATCCTAGCTTTCTCTTGTGAGGGCTGCACACTGTGTCCAGTAACCTCAACGCGGGGGGCAAGATACACCCTCGGTGACCCCTGTCAAGGGGTATTTAGGCGTAAATAGGTGTATAGGTCGCCACGCTTCAGTACGAAAAACGTGAATACTCCCCGTAGCGGAGGCATATAGTCATCGGTTTTCTAAACCGATGCCTATATTACTTTCACAACTGGAAAACTGCATATTGTAAATCGGGTGACCCCTCGGTAGCCAGATGAACCTCGGCTTTCCTGCCATGGGTGACCCCTTCCCCCGCCCACAACTTGTTCGCAATGTGATGTTTTATCTTGCTTTGTGTCACACTGTGGATACCTTGTTCATATGGCTAGGATGCTAAAACAAAAAACTAAACTCAAATCCACGTTCGTCGCATTCAGAATGACAGACGCGGAACTCAAACGTCTCAACGACATGGCTCGCCGTGTGGGCATGAGCCGCTCTCAATTCATCAGCCGATCTGTCGTGGATACAATGGATCGGGTTGAAGCAAAGCGGAGTCCGAAAAAGACCTTCATTGAGCTTTGCCGCTACATCCTCAAGTGATTTTCCGGCATTTGACAATCGCCCCCAGAGTGATCGCCGTCCAGTCTCCAAAATTCTTGTCCTTGGGATAGACGGCAGTTCGCAGGATCAGCTTCCGCTCGTCCATGGAGATGAGGGTTCCTTCGCTCACGCACTCGGCCACATCAACCTCGGACAGTTCTGCGTTTACGAAACCACATGGGTCTAGCCAAAAAACGGCTATGCGTTTGGAAACCCAACTCTTGGGAGGCTTCTTCATTAGGGAATCTTGTAGTGGTCAACTGGGTAAACCTTTGCTGCACCTTGTCGCCGGAACCGCTTCACCTCAACTTTGCCTTCTTTCCGCATCATGTAGACTTTGCGGCGCACAGAGGATATGGACAGATGGAGTTGATCCGCCAATTCCACCACGGTGTAAAAGCCTTCCGGCACAACGTCGGTAGGCTCTACAACTGACTCCAGAGCCTTGGCCCAGTCGGTTAAAGCTCCGTCAGGTTCGTTGGAAGAATCCACTTTCCGTTTGTTCTTTCGGCTTGCCATATCTTAAAGTTTTTTTTGCCCTTACCCACTATACCAAACAACCAGCCATTCTCCCATCGCATTGTGGCTGGTCGCAGCGCAGCATAAGTTAGCCTCGGTATGTTGGCGCAACATCCGCCAGAATAACCTTTCGCTCCCCCATGCCGCACTGCTTGAACAGCTTCAATCCTGTGCAAATGCCCCATGACCACCGCACCACCAGGATCGGCGTAAATCTCTGCGTGCTGTTTAACAGCCGCCACGTTGGCCGTGTAGCCGTGAACAAAGGCGACAGAGCCAATCCTATGCACTCCTTGGTCGTAGTGATACGGATACACCTTACAGCCCATCTTCCGCAGGTACTTCTCCAGCTTGTCCACTCCCTCTTGGCAATACTGGCGCACAATGCCGCTGGCTGCATTCTCGGCAGTGTTGTAGAGCCTAAATTCGTGGTTGCCGTTAAGAAAGACTGTGGGGCGTAGCCGCTCCAACATATTGTAGCCCTGCGTGAGATCGCTCACCAAAGAATCATAATGTTCGGAATCCTGATTGCTTACTCCCTTGCGGAGACTTCGCAAATCAAAGTTATCTCCGAGGCAGATTCGGTGTTTGGGTTTTAACTCTGCGATGTGCTTCTCAAGGGCATCTATCGTGGAGCGTGACGACATGTCACCATGGGCATCCCCCCATGCTACAAAACTTTCTGTGGTACTTCCTTTCATGCGCGGCCCCCCAGCACGCTTGTTGCTGTTAGGTTACTTGTTTCGCCTCGGCATACGTGCTTGAAACCTTTGTTCCTTTAATGTCTTGCGTAACGCTGGGACAACTTTGTTCTTCGCCACCAAGGCTGCGATTTCGTCATCTGATAATTCTGGCGCGTCACCTGTCAGAGAGATGTAGGTTTTTTCAAGGGCCTCCCTCTGAATATCATCCAAATCCTTGGTTGCTTCCCCCCATAGATTTGCAAGCCCCATAACCTCCTTGTCCAGCTTTGAGGCTAACATCACCCTATATGGCCCTACCTTGTCAGGAAAGAGGGACTTCCCACCTCCAAGACCAGCGGGAATCCTTACCTTTCCTACTTGACCGGGGATTTTATACTCAAGGCCGCTCCCTAAAGCCGCCGCTAACCTGTCCAATGCGCTGGGGGATGATGCGGCTTGTTTTAGGAAAGACTGCATAGGCCCAGAGAAAATAAGTTTAGCCATTGCTATGTTCCCCACTGACGCAGACAAATTTCCAAGGACGTAATCCCTAGCCATTCCCCCCACTGAACCAGCATTTCGCCGCGATGTTTCAATCGCTAACTGGTACTTGAGCAGGTTATCCATGAAATCCTGCGTTTCTCTTGGGAGAATTTCTTGTATGATTTTTCTCTGCGCGTCTCCCCCGTACATCAACTTTTGGAGCTTTGATCCGGTAATGACGCTTGCCTTATCTTGAAGCACCAATTCATCAAAAGATTGCTTTGCCATCTCATTTGATTTTTGGAACATTCTGCGAATCGTTTGTCTCGCCACTTCCTCCCTTAAATCCTGTGGCAACTTCTCAAGGGCATCTCTCACCAGCTTGTAGTCCCCAACCTCCAGCACAAAATCGTCAATAAATTTGTCAGCGTTTATCTCTGGCAACGCATCCCCAGCCCTAATCTTCTTGGTAAGTTCGTTTGCAAACTCCTTTCTCTGCCTTGCCTTGAGGCTGATGGCTTTATTGATGTTTTCCTTAACAGAGCTAAACATCGCCGGATCATCCAGAGAGTTTCGCAGGGCATCCAGCGAATCTTGACCCACAGAGGCGGGTTGTTGTAATATGCTCTTCCGCCCCCCCGCTTCTGCTGCCGTCCCGAAATCGTTTAATGCTTGCTGAAGCCTCACATATTGCTCTTTCCCTCCCACTAACTTTTGTGCAAATTCTGGGTGAAGATTCGCCAGATTACGTTGAAACACCCCGAAATCTATAACCGCCTCGCCTTTGCCTATCTGGACTGTCGCTTTGTCTCCCAATTCCGCCAATATACCTCGCTTAAGGGAAAGGTATTCTGCTGGAGGAAGCAGCTTTTCCATATCTCGTAACAGAGAGGGCTTACCCCTGCCAGACGTGAAGAGGCCCATTATATCCCCCACTTCAGCCAGCCCCCCTTCGGCTGCATCTCTTCTTATGCGGTTGAGGACGGGATTCTTGGTGTAACCATCAAAAAGAGCCTTTGCATCTGTCTGTGCTGACTTGTATAAAGCAGCCACATCGGGGCTTAACTTCTCTAGGCTCGCATCAATGTCATTGCTTAACGCCTTGTAAAACCGCTTGGCTTGTCCGACAGAAAAGCCCCCACCCAATTCTCCTTTGCCGGTGGCATTGGCACGACCTATTACCTCCCCGAATGTTGCCCGCGCTTCAATCATCGCAGCCAGCGATTGGCGGTCAGACCCTATCCTGGCAAAACTTTGAGCTTCCTTGTACGCTGGAACCGCCCAGCCAATGGGTTCGGTTGTTGTCCCTGTTGTGACATCAACTTTTCCCCCTTTCGGCAGGAAAAGAGGGGTGGTTTGCTTGGTCTCTTTGATTAGGGTTTCCCCTCCGGTGATTTCCTTGCCTAACTGGCTGGTTTCGGTGGGAAGAATAAATCTTTCCTCGGCCCCTGTGATCGCCATGCGTGCTTCGTCAGCCTTCTTGTAGGATTTCTTCAGGGCAGCTTTTTTGCTTTCAACAGTGCTGCGGAGCGTTTGGCGCAATTGCGCTCCAGTATCCAAAACAGATTGCCCAAGGTTGCCCGTAACAGCCGCCGCTTGCTTTTCCGCTTCCTTAACGCCTGTACGGGCAAAATGTGCTGCCCCTCTTGCCACTCCGCTTTCAAGCTCACCGAGTCGTTGAGCAACTTTCATTCCCAAATCTGGATCAATGGCCCCTCGCGTTTCTTTTACCCCGAACTGACCCTTTGTGATGGCGGATTCCTGTGCCGCACGGAGTTGCTTGGTAGGATCAACCAAGCGACTGATTCTCTCGGAAAGCTGTTCGTACTCCTGAATGCCCTTGACGCCCGTGGTTTCTCCGGCTGTTAAAGGAAACTTCATGCCAGTTCCGGCGGGGGTTGCCATTTTGGCTTCCAGTTGCCCTGCCGCCTCCACTCCTTCCGCCGCTATTTTCTTGCTGAACCCTTGCGCCGCCGGAAACATCGTTGATGGTTTGAGTGCGCTTACCGCCTTTTGTCCAGCATACGGGATAATGCCGCCCAATGCGGTTTCCAGCGCAGCGTGCTTCACCCTGCGAGAACCAATTTCCTCCCAATCAACGGGTTCATCTATCGCCGCTCGCAGTGCAGCATCTTTCAGTCCACCTACTACCTGACCCCCCATGGCCCCCCAAGCCGCAGCACCAATATGACTCGCAATCCCAGCCGGAGTGGCTTTAGGAAACTTTTTCATATAAACCGCCATAGATGTCGCCACTTCAGGAACAAGACCCGATAAGTCACTGACATCTCTCAAGGTCAATGAGGGTTCGTCGTCCAGAACATCCACGGGCTTACCGCCTCGCCAAACCCGAATTATGTACCTCCCAGTTTCTCCAATTGGCTTAACATTGTTCTTGCCGAACAATTGCTTATACACAGCCTCTTTATCGCCAGGTGTTGATGCTAGACCTGCTACTGAGCGGTATGCGCCCGGAAGACCACGGGGGTCTAGCTCCACTCCTTCCGTGCCAAACTTCGCCTTCAACTCATGGAGTTGTCGTTCAGTGACTCCGCTCCCCCTGTATTTCGCAACCTCCTTTTCTCCACCACCCATGCCAAACTCTTCACTGAATGTCTGCTGAACGTCAAGGGGTCGGCCCTCCCTAGTGGCCTTAATTATCTGCTGAATCTGTTCGTCGGTTAATGCGGGTGGATTTTTAATGTCATCAGCCATAGTTTTCCCTCTTATCTATTTGGGTTCTTAAAGACAGAGCGATATAGGAAAAATGCCTCGTTATCTGTGATGTCGCCGCTCTCCTGCAATCGCTTTACGTTCTCTTGGAAGTCGGTAATCGCCTTTGCATTTCTCTCGCGGATTTGTGTAACCTCATTGGCAGACAAATCCGGGTTATCTGGATCGGCGAATCCTTGTAGGCCGTGTTTCTCTGACAGGATAAACGCAGCCAATTCATCATTCATCCCCGGTATTCCGCCTTGACCCTGCGGCTTGCGAGCATTCATAACTTCCTTGAGACTCATGCCCCAAATATCCTTCTTGCCCTTGTAAGCATCATGGAATTTCGTTAAAAGCCCCAGCTTACGATCAATTGCCCCTAGTTTTTTCTCAAACATGAAGGGAGAATCATTGACGCTCGGAGCAAGGGGCAGCAGGATTTTCCTGTCATTATCTGATAGGCGATAATCCGGCGCATTCAGGGCTAAAACATATTTCACTTGAAACTCATTAACCAATTGCCTGTATGCAACCCTGTCTGGGTCAGCCCAAGCTGTTACCATGGCTTGAGTAGCCACCTTGTCAAAGAGAGCGTTTTTCGCGGTAGCAATCCAGCCTACTTGCGGGTTATCTGGGTTAAATCCCTCTTTCAATTTTGAAAGCAAAAGCTGCGCTATCGCCATTTTATCCGGTTCAGGTGTCTTCGCCCCAGCCGCTCCCGCTCTCCCCACTTGCAGGGTTACAATTCCCGTTTCAGGGTCGGTAACTGTAATGACTTGGCCCCCGGTTCTGTCTAACATTTGTTGAGCAAAGTTCTTCTCGTCAGCAGTAGCGTCTGGGTCGTTTATTGTTTTAACGTAACCCTCCTGTGCTTGCCATGCTGTTGGAGCGGAACCCGCTGCCGGTGGCTTTAATTTATCCAAAATCTGCTGCGCTTCTGCCTTCTCTAGAGGTGTGGAGTCGGGGTTGTTTATGATTTTCACCAATTCCTCCACCCTTGCGTGCAGGGTGGGGGCCGTGGGCAACTTCTCCGCTTGCCATTTCGGAAACATTGCTTCTCTTTTACCCCGCTCCTCACCCCTTTGCTCCTTGGCTTTTTCTTCCTTAATTTCTTTCTGCCTCAAAGCCGCCGCAGCCGTCCGTTTCGCCTCTGGCGTCCCTGCCGCCATAATCGCAAGTTCTCTGGCAGTGACAGGGCGGTCTGGTGCAAAGGGCTTGGCGGGGAGTTTGGGGATAAAGGGATCGTCCACTGTTCCTATGGGGTCTGGCCGGAGTCTGGGAGGTAAAGCCGCGCCACCCGCAAGACGATCTCGCATCTCCTCCTGTCGCCCAGCTATATCGGCGGCTTTTTTCCTCTCCTCTTCTGCTTTCCGAACAGCACGCGCTTCCTGTTGCTGCTCAAATCTTATCTGTGACGCTTCCTCTGACTTTCTCCTGTCATCCTCAAGTTTTTGCTGACGCACTAATTCCTGTGCTGCCGTGGCTTTTCGTTCAGCTATTTTAGCTCTGAGCGCAGCAATATCTGCTTTTCCAGTAATCCCGCCTGTCAACAACTGTCTCCTGGTGACGGGCGAACGCGGCCCTTGTTCCAGCTTGGGAAGTAAATCTGCACCAGCAGGAACCACAAGGGGTTTGAGCGGGTCTTCCCCCGCTTCCTCGCCCCTTAATCTCGCGAGTATTACGCTATACGCCTCCGCTTCCGCTTCCAGCTTTTCTCGTTCGCGCTTTTCTTCGGCTGATAGCTTGATCCACGGCTCCCATCCTTCGGCGAATCCGCCAGCAAACTCTCCCAATCCTTTTAACCACTTTGCCATAATTAAGTTCTCCTAAAAGCCCAAGCCTGACCATATTGTAGCCCCGGCTCCGCCACTGGCTGCTGTTCCTGCGGCTCCGATTGCTGTTCCCGCTAACTTCCCAAATCCAGCGGCCCCACTGGGTTGCATTGCCATCTGAGCCTGTGTCCCATAGATATTCGCTTGTGTCCCGAAGTTGCTGGAAGCCAGTGCCTGTTGTCCCTGCAACAGTCCCATTACATTGGTGGGCTGGTATTGAATCGGTTGGTAACTGGATGCTACACCTTGCTGCGCCCCTTGTATGTTCCCGAACTGTGCAGATACAGGAGCTAACCCAGAGAAGCTCTGAAGGTTAGCCATCTGCTGCTGTTTCAACTGCTCCTCACTCATCGTCTTCTG